GCATTCATTTCTTCTTGGGTCTTGGCCCCAGCGCGAGCAGCTTCATAACGCTGAAGCTCAGGGTCTTGTGCAGTGAGCTGAGCAACGCGTGATGCTTCTTGCTGATATGCACGTTCGGCGGCAGGAGAAAAATTACTTACTGCAGAACTAACGCCTGAGTAACCTGCATTACCGCCACCACCACCGCCACCACCAGGTCTAGCAGCATCCGCTAAACGCAGCTCAGCGCGACGATAAGATTCGCCGTTAGCACTTGGAGGAATAGAACCAATTACACCGCTGTAAAGTTTTCGGTTTGCAGCAACTGCGGCGGGGTTAGAGCCAACATATGGACTCCTTCGGCCCGGCGGCACAAACTGATTTTCAATACTTGTCCCAAGGTTTCGGAGACCTGTAAAAATGTTATCTTTCAGTATGTTAGATAAATCCATTAGCGCCAAACCTCATGTAAATAAAGACGTGAGCCAACTGCAGTGTCGGCAGGTCCAGGTAATGCCTGGATGAATTCTGCGCCAGAGCGTTCGTAACGATAACGAGCTTGGAACGGATCTTTGTAGTTAGGGACGTAAAGAATGCCAGCCAAACGATTTGTTTCGTAGAGATAAATCTCGTCCCAAACCTTTAACGCTTCCTTGGCATTACTCGACCGAATAGTACGGTCAACGTCACCAGCAATACTTTCGAGTCTAGTGGAAGGAGAAGTAGCAACTTCAGTTTTCTTTTCAGCCGTATCACAACGGCCAATCTGAATTGCGATCTTGTCGTAAAAATAAGAATCAGGTACTGTGTTAAGAGCTTCTTCTAAACGGGCGTAGTCACCCGCCGGCACGGAAACCGTGAAGTAGCCCAGGTGGTACCGGACCCTACTTTTGTCAAAATCGCTGAGCTGCACAGCTTACTTCCGTATGTTTTTAATTATAGATGCAGTAAATTAACCAACGTACGGATTCGGCATGGACTGAAGTAATTGCATGTACATGTCGGAATTGTCGGCTGGCTGCAAGAGTTGTTGTACAAGTCCGCGTTTCATCTGCGTGGCTGCACTCTCTTTCGGGGTACCTGCAAAACCTGTGCCGAGGAGATAACCAACTAAAAACTCTTTGGGGTCAGTGGCCGTACTTGCAGGAGTACTGGTAGATGCAGTTGACCCCATCCCAGTCTGTGCTGCACCGGGCATTACGTCAGTCAGCTTGCCTTCTGGAGTTTTATATCGACCAGTAGCAAGCCACTCAAGCTGTGGATCAGTGATGAACTTTTGGCCTTGTAGTGCCAAATGCACGTGAGTGTCATGACCCTTATCACCAGGACCAAGAGCTTCGTTGAATAAGCCAAGTTGTTTTGCACGCCATGACATCTCACCTGTGCGCTGTTTCCAGGGGATAGGCTTACCTCCTGCATAAGCAGGTGCTACGTCTGGACGCCAATCTCGAACGTCAATTGCTTCGCCGGTAGGATGATAACCCGTTGGAGAATGCCCACCACCAACACCGCCAAATGCCGGGTTCTCGCCAACATTCAACCCATACTTTTGTAGGAATTTACCGACGTCAACAATAGAACGCTTAGCCATATCCTTTTATTTTTAATTTTAAGACTAAAAAACCCCTGGTTTCCCAGGGGCAGTACTTGGAGATGAGAATTAAACCCTAATTAAATCAGCAGCAAACACTGCGTCCCAATCAATACGTCCAACCTGTCGTAGTTGTTCGAGGGTATGGAACCTTTCACCCGATAAGGACATTTGAAGGTCTTTAATTTCTCGAGCAGTTTTTAATCCAACACCCTTAATATGATCAGCGATCATTTGAGCGGTAGCTGAATTAATGTTTAAACGCACGTCCGGTGGGAAAGTTCTCGGCTCTTCTTGTGCAGCTTTATCTTTTACTTGAAGAGTTTTTACCTTTTTAGTGGCCTCTTCATCGGGCACAAGCTCAGTTTTGTAAGCGGTATAAAGACGACCGTCCTGATCTTCGACCATGTACCAGTCGCCGTTATCCCATTCGCTTACAACTTTGACGCGTGCACCTGTCTTTTTATGCTGATAAAGCATTGCCGCAGTGATTGTCATAGGACCAGTAGTTACCTGGTCCTAGTTTAACCTAATCAGCTAACGGTGCGACCCAGAAGATAACCTTCGATGTCTTCGTAGCCAGGAGCAATGTCGGGCTGGATGTAGCACACTTCCACAACCAGGTAACCAGTGCGGCCGGCAGCAGCGTCACCGCTGGAGATGTAGAAACCACCAGAAGTAGTGGTGCTGTTAGCGGTTTCCTTAGCGAACACCTTGAGGGTGGTGGCGGCAACAGCGGCGTAGTTGACGGTGCCAGGAGCCACGCCAGTAGCGCCGGTGATGGTCAGGAAGGGGTTGGTGCCATAACCAGCAGTAGCGCCAGCGAAGTAGATTTCGCCAGCCTGGGTGCCGGAGATGCTAGAAGTCAGGTTGGCCTGAATCACACCTTCGCCCACGCCAGAAGCGGCGGTGGGGTTGCTGGAGGCAACACGACCAAACGAGATCACGTTACCGGTGGCGGCATACACACCAGAAGCCACGCGGCCATCGCCCCAGCCAGAAGCCACGGAGATCGCAGTGCGATACACGTAAGCAGGAAGGGTGGAGCTACCAGAGATCACCATGCCGGTGATGTCGGTACGGGTGTCGTCCTGGCGGTAAGGCGAGGGAACGATCACGTCAGCAGAGGCGACAGGGCCAGAGCCAGAGGTGGCGGTAACAGCCACATAACCACGCTGCTGGAAGTAGCGGTAACCAGGGGTAGCCAGCACAGAAGTGGGGCCGCCCTTGGAGAAATCATTGGTGCCATCGGCAATGGCATCAATGTTTTTATACCAGCCGTTCAGGGGTTCAGCCCAGTTGCCGGGATAAATTTTCTTAGCGGACAAATAGGTCATTTATCTTTTCCTATAAATGTGTATGGTTAACTATCAGACCACACCGTCATCAGACACATAGCTGAATGCGGTGGTCACGAAGTCCTTGTTCAGGATTTCGAAGCCGGCATACAGTTGCCAGATAAGGATGATGAAACGGCTGAAGTCGTCGTTGTTGTTGATCAGAACTTGAGCATTGGGGCCGCCAATACCCACGCCGATCGACTGAGGACCGAAGAAGTAACCTTGGGCAACTTCTTGGGAAGTGTAGGTGCCGCCGGTGCCGGTGAAAGAAGTGCTGATGTTCTTGGTCGGGAAGTTGGTCGACTCGAAGAACTTAACGCCTTCAAACTGCACGCCGGTAGGCATAACAGGTTCGCCAGCCAGGAAATAGCCTTGACCAGCTTGGGGACCTTGGTAGAAGCTGGCGTTGTTAGGCAGCATGGGGTTACCCATGTACATGCCTTGGCCGGGGTTACCAGCGTAACGAGCAATCTCACGGAAGTCAGGATCACGACGCAGGTGCATCATGAAAGTGGGATCGCAAATACAGCGATACAGACCATCAGCAAAGGTAGGAACGTTGCGCTTACGCAGGTCCTTAACAATGTTCAGAAGGTCGGTACGCACCGAGAACTGCTGCACGTCGGCAGTGTACTCGTCAGAGGTATAAGCGATACGACCAGAGGAGTCCTTGGCTTTGTTACCAGCGAAGTAGTAACCGCCTTGGGTGGTGCTAGCTTGACCATTGGCTTCGGCTTTGGCAAGTTCATCAATGAACACGCGGTCGCGCCAACGACGGTAGTCATCAAGCAGCGTCAGGCTACCGATGGACTGGTGGAACATGTTCAGGTTGCCGCTATCAAGCAGCAGACGCTGAGCAGTGATCAGAGTTTCGCGAGCGATCTTGAAGGTCGAAGGCTGGGTCGGATCACCAGGGTCCGCAGGACCGGTGTATTCCTTAAGCACCACCAGAACTTTTTCCTTGGTGATGTTACGGCTGTTAGCGGTACCGATGGTTTGGTCGGCGATACGCTCACGGCTATCCTTAGTACCAGGGGTACCCCAGAACTTATAGCGGTCTAACTGAACGGTTTGACCAGGCTGACGGGTGAAGTCGTGGACAACCACGGGCTCCACAGCCATTTCAGTGATATAGGCAGGGTGGGGCCGATATAATTCGGCGCCCAAAATTTTTGGAAAGTCGTTGTCAATAAACACCTTGGTTTATCCTCCAGTGTCAGTGTTTTTATCGGGTGAAAGATAAAGACACATATGTCTTATCTAACACAAATTTTAGCAGACAGTAAACTTAGATTACATGTACCGCAAAGTTGTCATCGATCCATCGGTGGTTGCAAGTGCACCCATCGTGTTACTCGAGCCATATTGCTCGGGATCCATGTACTGTTGTTGCTGGAAACCAGGGATTCCCATTGCACCAGGTACAGCACCAAGTGCAACACCGCCTAAGCCGGCAGCAAGTGCAGAAGCGGGAACAAGTCCTGCTGCGGCAGCTTTACCCAAAGCACGGGGATTTACTTTACCTGCTGCTTCTGCGGCATTTAAAAGAACCGCTTGGCGTTTACCGCCTTCACGATTTTTTACCGCAGAATTAAGAAGTTTCTCTTGTACATCTTCTGGCATGTATTTACCAGCAAGTGCACGGGCTCCAAGTAAACCAGCAGCACCACCAAGAGCACCAGCAGCGCCAGCAAGAATTGCAGAGCCTGGATCTTCACCTTGAGAAAGGGCGTACCCACCCGTGGCCAAGCCAGCGGCAATAGGTACGCCTAATTTAAGAGCGCCACGCATGGCCTCACTCCATCACAAACAGTTTGTTTGCAACAACTTGAGGTTGAGCTTGGTTCAGAAGACGCCAAGCATTCTCAGGACTTACATCCATTTGTTGCTTAAAGCTGCCCCAGAAGTTTTCAGGCTGTTGGGGAGCAGAAGCAGCGGGAGGTGCAGGAAACTGACCTAAGCTTTGATAAGCAGAAGTCGTGGGATAGCCACGGGTTTCCAGTTCCGACTCATCTTCGTACACGGGGTACGGACCTTCGGGACCGAAGAACTTCAGCGTGTAATCGCTGAGCACATCGGGGTTGGTCAGGATTTCGTTGTAGGCCAGGTTCTCTTGGTGCTCAGCAACAGAGAAGTCAGCAAAACGATGAAGGACCTCTTGTGCTTTACCGCCCCAAGCAACAGCGCTATCCAGCATGGCTTCCAGTTGGAGGCCGTAGTTATTGAGGATGGCGGGTGCGTCCCAGCCGTAAGCGTCAATTACGTTTCGGCTTTCGGGACTTAGGTGCAGGTAATCGGCGATCGCCGTTTGCACTTCGCTCCGGAGCTCGTTGGCCACTTCCGGGGAGGATGCCGCTAAGGAGATTAGGGAAGAGTTGGGCGAGTAACCCTGGTTGGGTGACCAGGTCTGCGGAGCCGATTGTTGCGTAGCTGGGTTGCTGTACTGCTGACCGTAATTCGCCGGGGCGTAATCCGTCGTCGGATATGACTGACCCTGGAACGGGGATTGAACTGGACTGCTCAGCAGACCCACCACTTTGTTGAACGCCGACTCCCATGGGTTGGCCTGAGGGGCCGCCGGTTGGGATTGGGGGGCGTACTGAGTAGGGGCTGATTGGTAACTGGGGGCCGCTTGAGGCACCGCTTGGGGGTAGCTGGTACCCACCTGATACTGAACCGGCATCCCCATCGGAGCTTGAGGTGCCGGAGCTTGGGCCGGTACCACGTAGCTGCTTGGAGCCACCGCCACTGGTGATTGGCTCGTCTGTGGGATCGATTGGACGGTAGCGTCCTGCATAACTCATCTCCTTTTGTAGAGCTTCTAATGTTCGATACAGATATGGGGTTAAATCCAATCTTGGATCCGCAGCCATCGGTAAGTCCGGTGCCTGTGGGTGAGGAGTCTGCATCATGCCCCCCACTAAGCGAGCAAATTGAGAGTAAGCACCCTGCAATTCGTTCACCATCCTGAAAGGGAACCCAGATAACATCTCGGCCCTTTCCTCATCCGTCTTAGACGGAAAGAGGTATTTCAGTGCTTCAATGCTATCAACACCTAATTCCTGTAGGTTTCGTACCACGATGGAGTTGTTGAGGATGTCTTGTGTAGAGTCCTCATAGACAGGGCCCATCCAACGCCATAACACTGTTACGTCACCGTCAGGAATAAGGCCGATAACCTTGGGTGGAATTTGTTGTGTCTCCACACAAGCCATCATAAGTTTTTTCAACATCTCGTTGTGTTGCTTCATCGCCTCTTCGTAGGCAGCCTCTTCTTCAGGACTTGCACCTAAAGCTAAGTCCACTGGCTTCTCAAGGCCGGCTGCCATGGCAAGAGTTGTTTTGAACAACTGCTCTTCTTGGTAGATAATTAACTCAAGACAACGAGAGATGCCGTGAGTATAAATTGCGTTTGCTTTCTTTTTAGATGTTGCAGCAACACGACCGAACAAGGATTTGTATTCTGTTGCGGTGACGCCTGCCGAAATTGAAAGTTCGTCAACACCACCTAAAGCAGTACGAATCTCTTCGCGATACTGACGGGCAAATGCGTTCTGGTCACCTGTGATTGCATCAGGAACGATGTAACCAACTCGGTCGTTTGGTTCCAGGTTCGCAATAACACGTGGAACTCGGATCTGACCATCTACACCACGACTAACGGGATCAGCCTTAAAGGTTGAACGACTCAATGCCGCGGGACTTGTAAAGCCAGAGTTAGCAGCGATTGAAGGGCGCTGGACCACGGAGTCACCACCTGCTTCCATCAAGTCCGTCTTGGGACGAGAAGAAAGAAGGGTAGGGTTACCAAAGAACGTGATGTTTTTGCGCATGGTGCGCATCAATTCATCATGAGTACAGATATGGTTTGCTACTGCGTCAAACTCTCCGGAACCCTCGTTGGAGAAACCTTGAGTATTGTTGATGATCTCTACGCAGGGAATAAAACCAAGACTATTTTTAAGCTGCTTGGTGCTCCCAGTCAAAGCATAGGTAGGCATGTCGAAAGTCATCTCCGAATCGGAGTGAGTCTCTTCAATTTCCTTTGCCTTAATGGACAGACGAATATAACGCTTGGCCCCAGGGTTGTAAGTGCTTTGCGTTCCCGTAAGATTTGTTGTATTCAGCTGATCACCAAAGCCGTTACCTTTACGAACCTTGTAGCTGTAGATGATTACAACTTCATCCAGCTCGCCATCAACGTTGTAATAGGCACGATATTCGTGCTCACGAAAATAATAAAGCCTGTAGTTTTGCTTGGTAGGACGGATATAAAAAAGACCTTTGCCATCACACAGGAAATATTCCCAGATCGAATCAAGGCGTGTATCTAGTTTGTTGTACTTCAGTACACGGTCCAGGAAGTCTTTGCGTTGTGCACCAAAGTTATCCTGAGATGGAAAGAATTCAACTCCTTGGCGGATGCCAAAAAGTTTCATCTGAGCAATGTGGGCTGCGACAATGCTAGTGTCGACGACAACGTTACTATCCTTGTTGAGATAGGCGTCAATAATTTCGTTAAGTCGTGCCTTAGCGTCAGCCACTATTGCTCCTCTGTTTTATCAATACTAACAGTAAATCAAGAAAGTGTTTTGCCTTGGAAACCAGCGGGTGGCACCATCTGGCCAAGTTGTGGCCCGGCAAAAAACCCAGCGTTACCCATTGGTGTTCCTGTTGCTCCAGGTACAAAAGCACCTTGCACACCTCCGCCCATAATCTCACGAAACCGTTGAAGACCTCGCTGCTCTTGAGCTGGCCCCAGAATGCGATTTAATTTCTCCAGTCCCATGTGATGCTGAAAATCAGCTTGGGACATGGGCAGGCGCGGGTCTTGTCCTACAGGAATGCCGCCAGCGAGTAACCCGCCGGGATTTAAGTTGCCAGGTGCCCCAGGAACGTTGCTTTCACCTGCGAAATACATTTGGAATCCTTCTTTGTTTCTATTTTACTCTTCTATTACTTCGTATCCAGCGGAGTCGTTGACTTTGGTAAGAGAGATGCCGGTACCACGCACGTCCCAGTTGAGTACGTCTCCTTCTTGCCAACCCAGCTCTTCGATTACTTCGTCTGGCAATGTGATGTATTGATCGCCGTTTTCGTCTTCTTGGACCTCAAGGATGTAACTCATTTGGACAAAAGCTTTTCCATTAGCTTATCAAGCTTATTATTAATTTCGCGAAAATTATCATGCATTTCTTTTATCTCTCTAAGGAAGTCAACCTTAAGAACGTACTCCATTGGCATTCGGTTGATTTGATCTTCCAAAATATCAATCCTGCGTTTTTGCGAATCAGTATATTTCAGCGTGTTTTGAATACGCTCTTGATGTCTATCTAATATTTTATTGGCGGTCCAGGAACCGCCTGTAATTGCCGATATCACTGCAGTGATCGCAATCGCTACATACTCTGGTCCCACAGCAGGAAATTCTTTTTTTCAATTCTACAATTCAATAATCAAGTTGAAGTTTGCCTTTACGCATCAGGCCATTGATGAGCCACACAAGAGCGTCAACGCAGTCATCATGACTGCTGACACCAAAGTTAGTCATTTCTTCAAACATTGCAGTGAAGTTCCGGAAACGATTGAAGATAATTTTGCGATCTTCAAACATACCCATACAACCACGGAATCGAGCCAGTTTATCTGCTCGGAAACCTTTAACGGCATGCCAGTTAATGTTGTACAAGTTCTCACCGTTTAAGCAAACACGTTTAAAGTCAGCCTCCAAAGATGCCTGGTACTGTACGGCTTCTGAGTAAATGTCGCACGTTGAGTAGGTCGGAAAGTAATTACCGTTCTGATCACAACCCAAGATTGACCAATCATTGAGAAGTTCTTTGAGTGCATCTAGTTTTTCTAGGTTGCCCATCACGCGAATACGTCTGTAATCAATAATGTGAATACTGTCGCCAATGCGTCCGCCAAGAACCATCACCGTGTAATCATTCTTTTCTTTGGTGCCAGCAGATAGATCGACCCCTACAGCAAGGGTGTCAAACTCCGTTGCAATCTCAGCCTTTACAATTAACTCTGGTGCCAGGGAGAGTTCATTCTGTCGAACCACCTGGTTCATGTACTGGAAAGAGAAAGCAATTGGTGCTTGTCGTTTCTTTTCCTTTAGGTAGTCCAGTGACCACATATCTGGCCAGTACGAGATCTCGTCCCCTGTCTTGGCATCATTCAAGATTGCCGACAACACAATCTGCATCCAGTTGTTTTGCGGGTTGAATGTTGTTGAGTGAATGTCATCATGTCGGAAGCGGGTGCCAAGGCAGATGGCACGTGCTCCTTCAAACATGGTTGGTGCGATCACAGCATTCCAGTTGTCCTGCATCTGTTTACGGATGTCAGGGTTGGAAATGTCTGCCGCAGATTTAATGGCGTCATCGATGATGACTAGGTGAGAACGCTTAGAGGTCACTGAGCCTTTAAGACCTGCCGCACACAGTGTGAACTGTTCTTCACCAGTGGTATCAATAGAAGCAAACTTGTGATCAATAGACCAGTACTCATTACTGGTAACGTTCTTGAGAAGACGTACCTTCGGGAAGACCTCCTGGTACCGCTTGCTTTCAATGATTCGTTTAATGGTTGCAGACTTGGAACGTGCGATATCAACCGTATAGGACAAGTAAAGAATCTGTAGTGGCATCTTGGCCATGGTGTGCACACCAATAGCCCATGCAGTAAACAGACCTAAGACTGTGGACTTGGCGGAACCACGAGGCGCAAGTAGGTCTACGTTGGGGCCAGCAATTTTAATGAGACAGCTACTGTCCTCATTAGTCACAAAGTGACGATGCCATTCTTTATGGTGTTCTGCCGGTGGCTTATCAGCTACGTAATCACAGAAGAAACCAAAATCGTCCCTTGCTTTCTGTAGCGTCTCAAGGTTGCGGGGGACACGAATTTGTTGCCGGCGGGCAGCAGCTTGTGCGTTGCGTCGATATGCAAGATGCTGATATGCAGGCACGATCGGTATTATTCAGTGTATTACTGAATGCTACCTCATTACTTGTCTTTGTTGTTTTTGTTTTGTTTTTTGTACTTATGTGCTTTATCTAATGCGGCCTTCCTCTTCTCCTGGTCGGACATTTCGCTTCCGTCCTTGTTCTTCGCTTCGTTCTTCTTGAGGTGTCCCAGGAGTTGAAGAGGCGTTTTGTCCTTGCTCATCTTGTTGTTTTTTGGTTAATGCATTTATCACGTCTTGGCCTTGAGAAACTTTCTGCGCCAAGGGTGTTGGTCGCCGCACGCTAGCATATTCTTCGCGGTTCTTTTGAAGTTGACGAGCAACGTCAAACATTCGACCAGCGATGTTTTCACCGTATTGCGGTGGCTGCGGTGGTGGCTTCTGCATTGCGTTATTCTAAGACGATTACTCTTCCATCTGCATATGGGACCATACGCTCATTGAGGCTTCTTCCAGGGGGATCTCAATGGGGTCGTCCTTGAAGATGGTAAGTAGTTCACGTATGGCACGATCCGCACCTGCCATTAAGAGGCCTTTGCGGTCCCTGCTGGCGGTGAATAAGCTCATTTGTGCGATGGTGCCACGCAGTTCTTTTTGCATGCCTGCAATCCTGGCGACACCTGCATCGCGCTTAACGATACCGTTATCTACGTCTTCCCTTAATTTCCTAATGTCTTCTTGCATCTCATCAATTTCACGCAACAAGACTTTCCTGTGATCAGGCTTAGGATAGTTTTGTTGGATCCAGAGATCACAGCCACTTATGCAGCCGTTATATCGCAAGAAACGTGCGTAGAGATAACACTCGATAAGAGAGTAGTTTTCTGCACAGAACGCCCGAAAAGCTTGCTCAGTAGGTGAATCTAAATTGTCCACCCATTGATCAAAGATATCAATATCGATATGCTCTTTGGGCCTGAGAGTAGTCTCGCGCCTCGTCGCTTTCGCTGAAACGCTGGGCTTGCTCTGCGGAAGTTCTTTCTTGTTCACCTGCCTCCTTCATTTTTTCTTTAGTAGATCCAACGGAAACATCTTGGAAAATTTTGACAGCAGCCGCGGCTTTACGGGCCTGGTCCTCGTCAAATAATAGATCATATGGATCCGGATTTGCCGGATCTTCCCAGTCAAAAGCTGTGTCAGGCATGATGTAATTCCTTATGCATCTTCTTCATTAAAGGCGTCTTCTTCGCTTGTGGTGGCAGGCGCGTTTCCGTTCTCGAGCTTATCTTTGGCGTAGCGATAAGCTACATCAGCAGCTTGCTGGTAACGCTTGAGGTCGAAACTTTCGTCAGTTTTGGAATCAATTTCAGGCATTACCAGTAAGCATTAGATAGATCAGAAATTACCCATCATGCTAGCGAGACCGCCGGCCATGGTGTCACGCTGACGTGCGCGGTTGCCTTGGGCAGCTTGACGCATTTTAGAGCCTTCAAGGCGACCAACAAGGGTTTCAAAATCTTGAAGCTCGGCTTTGGACATGCCGCCACCAGTTTCGCGTTCGAGCCAGGCATCAACTGCTTGTTGTGCCTCAAGTTGACTCATGCCCTGTGCCACGAGTCCGGACACGGTCGGACGAGGACCACGGTTGCCGGCGGTAGTTTGATTAATCGAGTAACCCATTTGCTTAAAGAGAAATCTCTACAGTTATTTTAGTATATTCAGCTTAAAAGTTGAACATACTAGTGATGTTGCCCATCATTTTAGATCCGCGCTCTACTCGAGAAATCTGAGTGTATCCTGCATTAACAATTTTTTGCAAGTCAAGTTTCCCGCTGATTTCCGTTTGTAACAGTGGCTTTTTATTGTCTTCTATGTATTTTGTGCGCTCAGTTTCTCCAGCTTGTTGGAGCTGGACAATTTGTAATTGAGTTTGTAAATTTGCGCCTTCTTGTGCTGCGTCAAATGTAGACTGCGGAACATATCCCTCTGGGATTTCGTAGCCGCCATTGTTGTAGCCACCACCCCAGTTATTTAAAGTGTCAGTGAAATCATTTAAAAAATCTGAAGGGTCCCAGTTGCTTCCACCGCCTCCTCCTCCACCACCACCGCCACCCGACATTCCACCACCACCGCCACCTGACATTCCTCCACCACTACTTCCACCACCACCTGACATTCCTCCACCGCCACCGCCGCCGCCGCCGCCGGACATTCCTCCACCACTACTTCCACCGCCACCTGACATTCCTCCACCGCCACCGCCACCTGACATTCCTCCACCACTATTTCCACCGCCTACGTAAGGTGCGTACCAAGGCTGGGAACCGCCACCGCCACCGCCGCCACCGCCGCCACCGCCGCCACCGCCGCCACCGCCGCCTGACATTCCTCCACCGCCACCGGACATTCCGCCGCCACCGCCACCATCGCCCATTCCACCGCCGCCGCCCATTCCCATTGACATTTGTAAATCTCCTTAATTTAAAACAAAACGATCCACGTTATTTTTTCCATAGTCAAGAGTAATTTCTTGATCTGCTTCTATCTGCAAAATTGAATAGTGGCGAATAACCTGATTCACATAGTCAATTTCATAAGAAGCATTTGGAATCCCACTATGGTTATACAATCCAGCATAACCCATCCCTATCAACTGACTGTTATCAGTCAACCAATAAGAATAGCGCTCACACTCGGGAGCGTTTTCAATTTGAGAGTCAGGCACCTCAAAATAAGGAGACTCCTCTAGTAAATCGTGTTTATTGATTTGCTCTTTAGCAAAAACACCCCAGCGATGAACGTCCGATCGTCTAATTTCTAAAGCTGGATTTTTGCGTAATGTTGCTTTAGCAAGAGAAAAATCTTCCGGCATTTAACGTCAAGCGCATTTCAGTACACTATACCTACTTTGCGCTGTTTTGTATTGCCTGTAGTTAACCAATCATTGAATTGATCATGGACTGCACCTGTGCTGGGTCGTACCGTACCAGGCCCCTGAGCAGGTTTCCTTTCGCATCACGTGGCATGGTTCCGTACTGTGATTCCCACGCAATATCTGCTTCTGATTTAATCTTGCGTTGACCTTCTGGAGTTGAAGCAAGGCGTTGGGTGAAGAATGCTTCAAACGCATTGGGATCTTTAATGCCTTTCACCCTTGCAAGGCTAGAGGTTGATTCCCACTCGGAGTCTGTCATTTGGCGCCCCAGTAAATCCTGGAATGCTGACGCACCAAGGCCTCTGTAATTGTTATAGTCAACAGGCTTAGACCCTAACTTAGCAATAAACGTTTCCGGACGCCAGTTAAGATATCCTCTTGTTCCAGCTAAATAAGAAGCTGCGTCACTAGGACTAGTCCTATTAAGATCACGGGCATAATTTTTAATGCTTTTTATTTCTTTCTTTGTAAGCCTACCCGCAGCAGCGGGATACTGCTCAAAAATACTGTTAGTAGTATGAGAGCCTTCAGTTGGATCGAGGCCTACTAAATCAAAAGCCATATTTAAAACCTTGCGTTATATCAATTTTACAATAAAAGCATCAACCGCCAAACATTCTTATTGCTGTTGCAGTCGTGTGGGGGTTAAATCCATATTTACCAGCAAGTGAAAAAGCTCGTCCGTATTCCTGTGATTTGTTTTGCTGGAAGAGAGGACTTTGCATAACGCCTAGACCCTCGCGAACAGCTTCCATTTGCTTGGCTTTATCACGATCCATCATGAACATGTTAAAGCCCCAGTCGCGGGCCTTAGCTTCTTCTGCTGCGTTGATTGCGTCTCGAGCACCTGCTCTGGCTTGCGTGGCGCCAAAGATAGATGCACCTGCCTGAAGGCCTGCAGATGCTAGGCCTAGGGGGCCAAGGGCTGCCATCCCAGCTCCTGCTGCCGCACCGCCACCGCCAGCAAGTAGAGGCATTGACATTGCTGCTGAAAAAGGAAGCATCGTTATTACCTATATTCTTTTATTTTACCCGACAAAACCGTAGTAGTTTCGGGGGGTATATGGTGCGTTACCTGTTTGCATCGAACGACCTGCAATTTCAACTTGCTGCGGTAAGTATTCATTTCGCGCACGCGCCGCAGCGCCAAACGCAGCAGGTACATCTTTTAAGAACGAACCAATAATTTGATTGCGAATCCCCATTTCATTTGCTTCTTTTGAGGCTTCTCGTTGAGCAGCAAACATTTCACGCATGAAATCACGATTGTCTTGCCTGTTTTGTTGGGCAAAAACATTCTGTGCGCCAATAGCTGCGATAAGGCCTCTGTCGCTTTCCGGTACGCTGCTAAGAAAAGGGCTAAGCTGATCCATGACCCCATATCTACCGGCAAGCGGCATTGTTTGCGCCCCTGCAACGGCGCCTAGGCTGCTTGTGTCACCCCAAGTATATGCCATGATTTATCAACCGAAACGAATTTGAGGAGCTTGCATCACAGAGTTAGCATAAGGGTTGTTTTGCAGATAACTCTGTGCCAGGTTGAAGGTACCAGCCTGTTGACCTTGTGCCAGTGCACCAGCAGTCGCGACAACACCTTGCTGCATATAAGCCTGGCTCTGTGTATTCAACAATGCTTGTTGACGAGTAAGGTCTGCATTCTTCATTTGATTGAGAAGTGGAATGTTGCGCTGCAGATCAAGGTAAGCTTGATTAGAAGCATTACTACTTAAGTCACGCATTGCACTGGTATACACGCCCATGTTGTCACGGTATTGTGTAGTGCCAAGCTCAGCAAGCTGCTTGTTGATTGCCATCTGGGTGCTGAACTCACCCTCCTTACCCTTGGTAGGCTCACCCGTTAACTTTTGGCGAGTAGATTCAGCGCCAGAGGCTGCAGCTCCTGGGAGGATAGCTCCAAGACCCAGCAAGGCGATACCAGCAGCAGTACCATAAGGACCTTTACCTATAAGTGCGGAACCAGCGGCGGATAAGCCTGCGGGAGCAAGTGCAGCTACAGCACCAAGGGGACGGCCTGCCTGTAATTCTTCCATTGCCGTGCCAGCAGCCGGAAGTGCTCCTGCAAGCGCAAGTCCCGTACGAGCGTAACCACCTGCTTGCGGATACTTAGCTAAAAAATCTTGAGCGCCTTGCTTGCCTTTTTGGTAGGCCTCTTTTGTGCCTTGTTTAGTTTTTGCCCAGGCTTCACTAGCTTGTTGCCCCAGGCTTGGAGCTGCAGGTGCTGTTGGACCGCCAAGATTTAAATTGGCAGTAAAACCTTGTTGGCCGCCAAGACCTTTAATCCGTTGGATTTCAGCTATCTGCTCTGGCGTTAATTGACTTGCCGGAGCTTGAACACCGAGCTGAATATTTCCTGGAGTAACTCCGTAACCAGAATAATAATTCACTTCACTAACGTTGCCTTTTTATAAATTCTATCACTGCATTCCCTGTGAATACTCTCCGATCGTCGGTAGTTTCGGTCGGTTAGCAGTTGCAATCATTTCGTTAACAACATTTCCTGTTAATGCTCCAGCAAAGGATCCTGCTAACGCAGAAGCAACGGTCTTCCTTGCACGTCCTTTGGGGCCACCAATACGTGCGCCAGCAGCCATACCTGCAATACCACCTGCGGCTGCAGTAACGGATGGAATGGTAATCGGGAAGCCAAGAAGACGTGCTTCTGGGTAACCCTGTAAATTCTCAGGTGTTGCCTTGAGTACGCCAAGTACGCCAGGGTCTTGGTAATAAGACCTCATGTAATTACCATAACGCTCTGGGGTGAGACTGGGAATTTCCGCCTTAGCAGTCTCGTACTTTAATGGGCCGCCGGAGCGTCCTAAGAACAAACGTTCAAACAACTCAAGGCCTGGTTGAGTAGATTCTCTGCGATCTTCCGAACCTGTTTCTGCGTATCTTTGAGCAAAGCCTTCAGGCCTGAATTGCTCGCCGATGTTAGTAATGTCGTAAGAACCTGTTAATGCTGCAGATGGTGCCAGGGCAGCAGCAAGAGCGAGACCTGTTTTAAGTGGTCCAAATGTCTTGGCCGTCTCTTCACCTAGCGCTGTTCTTGCAACTGATTGCTTAATTGCCTCTGGATGGTTGTAACGCCACCAAAGCATGCGGGTACCATCGTTTGTTACGTCGGCAAGTAAACGTGCTGCATATGCTCCAGCAAACTCTTGCGGGTTTTGCCTTAGTGTTACGCCTTCTAGAGCTAAGCGTTTTTTAAATGTTGGGGAACCAATCGACAGGTTGTAACTATCTGATTCTTTCATCAGCCTTTCGGCTGTCTGATAACCCTGCTTTAACTTATTCATAAGACCGGCCTCTGAGCTTGCTGAAGTAACAACTGATCTTCTGGCGATAGATACTGAGTTGAGTTATTACGTTGATTAAGTAAACTTTGAAAATGTTCCGGAGATGGTAACCCTGTCATTTGAAACTGCGTGCCAGGAGAAACCAATTGGTTTTGAAGATCATTGACAGCAGCCCGTTGCATCATTTGCTGCTCTTGCAGCATCAACGGAGATGTTGCCTGCTGGTTGCCGTAAAGAATTTTACCGGCTGCCATGGTAGACCCAAGCTGTGCGCCAACGTTTGCGGCGAGTTCTAGGCCCCCTTTAACATTTTCTGGAGCAACGCCAAGCACGGGTTTAGTAATCTTGGCTCCAAGTCCACGAGCCGCTAGTGTAGCTGGTATTGATAACGCAAGGTCGCTAAGTCCATAGACCGCCGCTGCTTGCGGACTTTCCATTAAACCAAAACCAGCGGTAATGGCAGTGTTTGGCAGCACAGACTTAGCGACGTCGCCTACATTACGTCCGACAAAATTTAACAGCCGCTGGAATGACACTTATCTACCCTTTTGTTCTTATTATAAACCTAGGCTTTTTCTGGATTCTTAATAACTTCTCCCTTTTTGTCAGTTGCTTTTTTGGTTAAAACTTCTTTTTTGCCAGTTGTTTCTTTAGCTGGGACTTCAGTCTTCTCACTTGATTTATCGAGAAGCTGAGCAACTGATTTGTTCCCACTCACTTCGTTCTCTGCACGTTTCTCGGCAGCTGCCATCATGTAACCCTTGGGATCAGGGTTGCTCATCCGAGGCATGGGATTAGACGCACGCTTCTCCGGCTTGACGGTAGGACTGATGCGATAGGCCTCTACCCACACAGGAGAGAATCCAGGCTGCTCCTCGGGCCGCAGGGGCGTCCTAGCGCGACCTTCTGCAAAGTCATAGTTCTCTTTACGAGTAAAACGCCCGATATTGGCAAACACCTCATATTCTTCTGGTGTGTCTCCAACAAAGTTGAGGGTTGGGTTGAGTTGTAACTTGCGCGTTTGGATACGACGCAATAAATCCGACTCATCAAATCGGCTAGGTGTCCAGGGGGCTGTGCCACTGGAAGCTTTTGATAAGAATGAATCGTCAAAGTCAACCTTACGTTTTTTAACGAAAGGATCCTTCGTGTAATCAATATAACGGTCTAGAGCTAAGCGATGATCTTTAGCCATTACTTCTTCTTACTTTTATGTTTTAATCGTACCAGGGTTTCACGTAACCTGGCCTGCTTAACGGTTTTATCGTCATACTCATCTGGGTTGGATAGTACGTTTTCTTGAAGCTGAGCAGAGGTAATACCTTTGCGTTTAGCTTTGGCAGTAAAAGCGCCTTCCTTGATGTCAGCGCCTTGAATCCATTTTTTATCTTTCTTCTTTTTATCAGCCATGATCAAGATCTCCGAGAGCCGCGACGACGCCCTGCCTGGGCTTGCAACTGTTTCATCACTTGTTCAATATTATAAGTTGTGCCAACACCTGTATTGGCTGAAGTTGCAGGAGAGCCTCGGAAACTAGAGACTGTATCTGGATTTGAACCCAGGTTTAAAGGTCTAGATGCACCAACGCCAACCTCATTAGGATTCATATATCCAAAACGAGTCATCTTTGGCGCTTCTACTTGAACGTATTCGCCTCGTGGTAACGGGCCGCCAACAGGACCAGAGACGTAACGTGCATTGCTGGTGAACGGATTGTCTGTATTAGCAATGAACCCACCGCCAACATTGCTTATGTAAGGTGCTTGGTAACCAACGGGCGACGTTTCCATGCTTTGACGTAAACCTGCAAGTTGCGCTCCAGTGATGCCAAGGCTTGCAGAAGTTGATTGATTTGGTACTTTGTACCCACGTTCAACAGTTTGTTCTTGGCTAATAATGTTACCTGTTTGATAACGGCGTCCGGTTTCAGGATCAACATCAAACTCGTGCAAAACAGGCGGAAGGAATTCAGTAGCTACATAAGAAAACTCAGGGGTATTTACGGTACGCAAGGCAACGTTTGGATGAACTGTAAATTGACGCGTGGGTAGTGGTCGCAGCTGAGGGGCGGTTTCTCCAGTTGAAAGTCGGCCCATACCACTTTGTGCCGCTGTGCTTGCAGTAAGTACGTCACCCGTACGGCGATCACGTACAACCTGAGGTGCACTTTCGATACGGGGCGAATGGTAAGCAACCGCGCCTTCGTAGTCATTGGCGATAGACATAGCATCTACGCCGCCAGTACCACGTACTTCCAGTTGTCCTGGGATGGGTCTTGCTTCAATACTTTTATCTACCTTGGGAGTCCAACCAAATTTGGTGCGCTCATAAATAACCCCGCCTGACTCGCCACGTACAACGGGCACACCGTATACGGGACCTTCTTTGGTAACTTGGCCAACATTACTGATGAATTCGTGTGCGGCTTTGGGATAGTAACCCTGTTTGCGCATCTGAAGGACGGGGAGCTTGTAGCCACGGGACTGCAAGCCTTTGTCTAAAGATTCAATGAGGAAGTCATTGTAGGAAATCGCATCCCCCATTTCACCTAACAACTTCCCTTCCCGCATACCTTGCTCTAAAAGCTCCGGACGGCGACGAGAAAGAAATTCTTTCTTGGCAGAAGGATTGTTGATGTAAGTATCTTTGGCATCTTGAACAATTTCAGTGAGCATACTGAGTGGTAATTGAATATTTTGAAGTTTTTGATTTTCCAGGAACACATAAGATCCCTTTGAACCGTCTGGGTTGGTTGGGCGAACACCTACCTGTGCGACCAGGGGTTCTTCGCCTGTAATTTGTGATTTACTGCTACGTAAGTAGACTTGGCCATCAGAACCTTTTACGAGACGGGGGTCATTACGACCAGCTTTAATGTTTTCGTAATAAGCAGACGTTGGTTGGGTAGAGACCATGGCATTAGGCTCCCCTGTCACCCCTTGGTACCCACCAACTAACTTGGTAACAAGTCTGTCCTCATAATCACCCTCAACCATCATGGTGGGGTCAGTAGGACGTAAGCGCCCAGTCTCATCACGCTCCGAAGCGCCCTCAAAACGCAGTCGTCCTGTTGTCTCGTCAATCCTGAAACCACGAGAAGTATCACCTTCCTCTGTGCTCCGTGTTGGCATCACACGGTCAATGCGTTCTTGACGGGTGTAAAGCTCTTCGTTGTTGCGATTTAAAGGACGAATACCTCTTGGAGACTGTGTACCACCAACAGCAAGTTGATATTGACCAGGAATATCGGTACGGCTTTTACCAGTGCGTTCATCAAACGTACGGCTGAGTGTTAAGCCACCAGGGCCTTCACCTTCGCCAAAATCTGTGGCGCCTTCATAATCATCCCAAGACACTGTTTGTACGTATGGCGTATCACCCGCATATTCGTCATAGACCACCTCTTGACCCATCTGTGCACGACGAGCGGCTTGCTCATCTTTCCACCCAGGTACTTCAGTCATGCTGGCACGAGCACCAGGGGTGATCTCATGTGTTAAGTTGGTGCCAACACGACCGGCATCAACACGCAAAGTACTACCAAGTAAACCACGAATCTTTTCAGTGGGTACAGTTGGGTTTAAAAGTAGTTGATGCTCGTAGGAGCCAGGAGCAAAGTTAGCTGTCGCTGAAATGCGATCGGCGATTTCAAGTTTGGATACAGTTACTGGAGTTGTACGCTGAGGAGATGCATAACCTTTCACAGAAGGTCCCTGAACAGCGCCCTCAAGATCACTCATGTCAACATCTGCACCAAAGAAACCAGTAGATTCACGTTCTTTGGACGGACGAAGATCTAAACCAATTTGCTTGCCATATGTTCTTCGTTCTTGTGCTGACATTTCGGAAACACCGGGAAGATCTCCACGTGCTCCAGACAGATTAAAAGACGTGGCAGGTGCGTTCCGATATTCTTGCTGCTGAAGGAAATTACCTAGATCATCCAGCAAATGCTCTGGAGGTCCATCGGACCAATCATTCATTTCAAACTCGTACGACGCACGCTTTAATGAAGTTGCGGGATCGTCTAAATTTGTTTTTGCAGCGCCCACTTGGCCCATCTCGGCCATGAGTCTTTGCTGACGAGGAGTTAACTGTTCCGCAACTCCTGTATATTTTTCGACAGCAACGATAGGCTTGCTGTAACGAACGGAATCTACGTCGCGTTGAATTACAGATTCAAATTTGGCATCCAGTTGGTCAGAAGAACTTTCTAGAGCGTCAAGACTATTTGCCGCAACATAAGGCGTGCCAGAGTCTTGAATATCAACAAGGCTACTAACCGCTTTTTGTGCAAAAGATTGAGCCCGGTCTTCTGCCGCTGGTACATCTAGATCTTTAAACTCAACTGGCTTAGATGTTTCGTATGGAACTTCTACGTCCGAGAAAGGAATAACAGAAAGATCTAACGTAGCTTGTTTAATTGCAGCTTTTGGCTGTGGTGCCGCAGTTTTAGAGGGAGGTGGTGTGGTCTTTGTGGGTTTGTAGCGTCCGGCAGTCTGTAAAGCAGCTTCGGCACTAGGAAGATCGGTGATTTTACGTCCAGCTTGCCTGACTTCTTGCGGAGCCATCAAGAACTTCTTGGCGCCGTATACCCCACCAGCTAATGCACCAAGGCCCAGGGCTGCGGTACCAATGGTGGCAAGTAGGTTTGACTCCTGTTGAGGTGCTTTGAGCTGATTACGGCGAAATTCAGCTACCGCAGGGGCCATCTGCGCCATTTCCTCCGAGTCTTCGGGGTACGGTGCACCAGTGGCACGGCTATATGCGGCAAAATCAGCAGGGGCGAGTGGCATGGATGTAACTACCGTCTTTCATTTACCCAATATTGTTATTTTACGGCATAAAAATATGACAGGGTAAGTTAAACTAAAGGAAATACAACGGAATTTGGGTTGTAAGTGCCAAGATGAACCCCAAGAACAGAGCCGAGCGTATTGCTGGCATTGATGCAATTGCAAACGAAGCCCAAAAGCTAGCAGCGAGTGGTGCAGATTCACTCGATGTGCATGCATTTATCTCTGGGGCGCGAAAAGAACTTATTAAACAGCGTCCAGACGTTGACTCTTACCGTCAAGCAATAGCTGCATCAAGAAAAGCCCAAGGGATGTTGGGTAAGTACGGCTGAGAAGAAGAAAAAAAACGCAAGTTTAGTTAAGTACACAGCCGGGGCCACAAACCCCGGCATTTTTGTCTAAATTTTTGGGCAAAGTCCTTGATAACACTACACTAATTCGTGTTAGGTACGCTGTTATACCAAAGGGTCGGCCTCTATATACACCAAAAAAGGAGAAAAAATTTACTGACGCTTCTGTAATACCCCATGCGTAACGAAATACGTATAGAAAAAAAGAAATACGGGGTGGGTTAATAAGTACCGGGGGCTGCGCATCCGTACCAACGCAGACAAACCACACGATTCAGTAGCATGACAACAACAATCAGCGAGCTTGAGCTTGATTACCGCATCGAGCAAGCAAGCTTCGCGTTATTCGAAGGCAAGAAGGTGAGCATGAAGGCTGGA